CAGTCGGGCGTAGCTAATCATCCGTGTCCAAAACCGCTAAAAATGTGGTTGGATTTGCTTGACAACTACACAGAGAAGAATGATCTCGTTTACGAGCCATTTAGCGGCTCCGGCACCACCTTGATCGCCTGCGAGCAACTAGGGCGCCGTTGTCGTGCCGTGGAGATTGCGCCGTCCTATGTGGCTGTAGCGCTGGAGCGCTGGTCGCAGGCAACCGGCAAGACGCCGGAGTTGTTGGAAGCAGGAAGCCCGCCTGATTGAACGCCAGGGAGTTGAACGAATGAAAGCGGGAAGCGGCCCAAGCCGCAATAGCAGCAATCACGACATCGTCATAGCGCGTCGTCAGCAAGTCGCGCGGTTGCGGCTGCGCGGGCTGTCGATTCGGGACATTGTGCAGGCGCTGGCGATGCCGCCGCTCTCTATGACGGATCCCAAAACGGGCAGGGCGTATAGCATCGGCACAATCCACCGCGATTTGAAAGCCATCAAAGCGGAGTGGCAAGAATCTGCGCAAGAGGACATCGCCGCATGGCGGGCGCAGCAGATCGCCGAGATCGCCGAGGTGAAGCGGGCGGCGTGGCTGGAGAAAGATTTGGGCATGGTGCTGAGGGCGATTCAGCAGGAAGTGGACATCATCGGCACAAAAGCGCCGACGCGCGCCGACGTGACAAGCGGCGACGCACCGTTGTCGATCATCCTGGACATTTAGCGCCAGGTGCGGAAATTCCGCAGCTGGCCGCGCCGAGTTCCCAAAATGGGATATGAGATTTTCTGAGGTGTGCAACTTTACCGACAAACAACGCCTTGCCACTGAAACCGCCGACGCCCACCAGTACACGCTCTTTGGCGGCGCCAGAGGGCCGGGCAAGTCGTATTGGCTGCGCTGGTATTGCGTGCGCTTCCTGCTGAAGATGGCGGGGCGGGGCTTTCGCAACGGGCGCGTGATGCTGGCGTGCGAGGATTACCCAAGCCTCTACGAGCGGCAGATCAGCAAGGTGACGACGGAGTTTCCGGCGTGGCTGGGCGAGTATCACGCCAGCCGCAACGAGTATCGCCTGGCGCAGAAGTGGGGCGGCGGCGTGATTGCCTTTCGCAACCTGGACGACCCCAGCAAGTACCAGTCGAGCGAGTTTGCGTTGATCGCCATCGATGAACTGACCAAGAATCGAGAACGGGCGTTCCATTTGCTGCGCGGTTCGCTGCGCTGGAAGGGCTTCGAGGACACCCGCTTCGTGGCGGCAACCAACCCGGCAGCCAACTGGGTGCGCGACTACTGGATCGAAAGACGGCTACCGGAGGAACTGGCCGACCTGGGCGATCAGTTTGCCTTTGTGCCGGCGCTGCCCGATGACAACCCGCATTTGCCGCCGGCCTACTGGAAGACGCTGGAGACGCTGCCGGAGGCGTTGCGGCGAGCGTGGCGTTATGGCGATTGGTACGCCGCGGTCGAGGGGTTGGTCTACGACGCGTTCGGCGCGGAGAACATCGTCGATTTGGAACCGGAGCGAGGGCGCCCGGTCGAACTGGCGATTGACGACGGCTACATCGACCCGCGTGCGGTGCTATTCATTCAGGAGTTGCCGGGCGGCGACATGCTGATTTTTGACGAACTTTACCAGACCAAAACGCTTGAGGAACAGACAATCAGGGACATTGGCGAGCGCATCGAGGCGCACGGGCTGGAACGGCCACGGCTGGCGGTTGTTTCGCATGAGGCGGTGGCGCTGCGTGAACGGCTGAAGGGCGCAGGCATTCAGGCTGTGAACTGGTTGAGTCGCAAGAATCCGGCGAGCGGCTCGACGCGGCGGGCGGCAATTACGTTGACTCGCTCACTTGTCTGCGACGGGCAAGGGCGCCGGGCGATCCTGGTGCATCGGCGTTGCAAGCATCTGATCGATGAATTGAGCATGGGCTATCGCTACCCGGAAGGGAAACGGGGATTGGAGATCGACCCGGAAGACGGCAACGATCATGCTTGTCAGGCGATGGAGACGTGGGTCTGGTGGCATCACGGCGGCAAGAAGGTCGCCAGCGTGAGATAGTGACGGGAGGTGCGAAAATGACCACAACCGGCAAGGCGCTAACGGCGGCGCTTGACCATATGAGCTACGACTGGCTGACGGTCAACGCGCCTGATCTGGTGCTGGCAATTGACCAGGAACTGCGCGCCGGCGCTGACCCGGCCGACATCCGCATGATCGTACAGCGACATGTGGGTGCAGACCATGGCAATAGCGGGCGGGGCGTGCAGTGCGTATCGAGTGAATGTGCGGGATCGGCAGATCCACGTGCAGTCTACGACGACGTTGCGGTCGATGTGCATCGGCGTCGAGGAGGCGATGATCAAGCTCAGTCGGGGCGAGGTCGTCACGGTGGCGGGAGCGGACATGGCAGAGTTGCGGCGCCAGATCGATCTGGCGCTGGAGAGGGAATGACATGATCTACAGGCGAGGAATCAGACCGGCGTCTCAGCGCAGACTGCGCACGCAGAGCGTGCTCAATGATCGCATGTCGTTAGCGGGTTCGCTTGGCGCATTGACCTTTGGCAGCAAGCGTCGCGACGTGTACGCGGCGGCGGGCTACGACAAGTCGATCCGCTACGAGCAGTATCTCAGCCGTTTCTTGCGGCAGGATGTAGCGCAGCGCGTGGTGTCGGCGGCCGTGACGGACACATGGCGCCGAATGCCCACGCTGCTTGACGGGCTGGACATCGAAAGCGGCGTCGAGGACACGCCGTTTACCGATGCTTGGTTGGCGTTGGCGGTGTCCGGTCAGGACGGGGCAGAAACGCGGCGCGGGCTGGTGCACTACCTTGCACGGCTTGATCTGGTGAGCCGCATCGGGCGTTACGGCGTACTCTATCTCGGCGTTGCGGACGGCAAGGAGCCGAACGAACCTGCTGAGGCCGGCAGCGCAAACGGCGTTGAGGCGATGCTGTTTGCAAGCGTCTACGACGAAGGATCAGCGCAGATCACGCAGTGGGACACCGACCGAGAGTCGCCGCGCTACGGGCGTCCGACCATGTACCGGCTGACCAGCAGTGCCAACGGCGGTCGGCCGGTCAGCGTCGAGGCGCACTGGACGCGCTGCATTCACGTCGCCGACAACGCGCTGACCAGCGATATTCTTGGCGCTCCGGCGCTGGAACTTGCCTGGAATCGCCTGGTCGACCTCGAAAAGGTCATGGCGGCGACCGGCGAAGCGGGCTGGACGCAGATGCAGCCAGGCTATGTCTTCTCGACGAAGGACGGCTACGGACTGGACGCCGACGACAAACGCCAGGAACAGATCGATGAATTCGTTCACGGCTTGCGTCGTTTTTTGGAAGTGAACGGCTATGAGACCACGACGCTGCAAGGCACGCTGCAAGACCCTTCCGGCGCTGTTGACAACATCCTCAAGCTGATCTCGGCGGCGTCGGGCATTCCGCTGCGCAAGCTGACCGGCAGCGAGCGCGGCGAGCTTTCTAGCGCACAGGATGATGACAACTGGATCGACATTGTGGAGGCGCGCCAGCAGCAGCACGTCACGCCGGTGATCATCGAGCCGACGGTCAACCGGCTGATGTGGCTTGGCGTCATGCCGCCACCGACTAGCGGCGCCTATACGATCTGGTGGCCGTCGCTACGGCAGAGCAACCCGGAGCAACAGGCGCAGATCGCCGACACGACCGCCACGGCATTGCAGAAGATCGGGGCGAAAGTTGACCCGCAAGTGTTCGTGCAGACTTACTTGCCCGACTTGCCGTCGGAAGCCGTGAGCGAAGCGCCGCCATCTGCGGAATTCCCGCAGATGAGCGACAGCACAGAAGGAGGTGGGTTGGCGTCAAACGCCGCCCAACCCTTTCGAGCGATCTGGTCGAGTTACCCGTAGCAACCGCCGCATGATCTTGATGCTTGACCCCGACGATCCCGACGAAGAGGGGAACGAGATCAGCCGATTGGCGCGGGCAGGCCAGCCGGCCATCGATGCGGCGCTGCAACGGCAGCTTGATGCCGTGGCTGCTGCGCTCGATGCGGACAACCTCAACAACGTCGAGCGTTTGATCCCGACCGACGACGACGATCTGCGTGAGGCGCTGGAACGGTTGCTGCGCGAGTCAGCGGGGCGAGGCGTGCGTTTGACCGCACAGAAGTTGAGCCAGGTGTCGATTGGCGTCAACTGGAACTTGGCGAATGAGTCGGCGCGTACGTGGGCGCAGCAGTATAGCTATGAGCTCGTCAGCCGCATCAACGAGAATAGCCGCCGCATGGTGCAGGACGCTGTGAGCCGGTGGATTGTCAGCGGCGATCCGCTCGATGATCTGACCGCTACGATCTCGGCCGTCTTTGGGCCGGTGCGGGGCGAAATGATCGCCGTGACCGAGGCGACCAGGGCATACGCCGAGGGTAGCTTTACCACCTATGAGCAGGCGGGCTTCAACCGCCGTCCGCCGGAAGCGGACAGGCCGCCGGCGCATGTGCGCTGTCGGTGCTGGATTTCGCTGATGGAGACGGATCCGGGGCAGTGGGATTACGTCTGGCTCACGGCGGTCGATGAATTGGTGTGCGAGATTTGCGCACCAAAGCACCTGACATCGATAGGATTCGCGGGGAGGCGCTAACCATGCAGCGACTGACCGAGACGCAAAAGCTATTGCTGACAATGATGCGCCAGGGTGCAAGGGTGGTCGGCAACGCGTCGCCGCGTTTCATGTGGCGCATCGAGCCGGAGAGCTTTAACCGTGACTGGCTGGAGATGAGCAAGCGACCGGTGCAAAGTCACACGCTGGCCGGGCTGCACCGGCGCAACCTGGTCGAGCGCATAAGCGACGGCGGTTGTGTTGTCTACCGGCTAAAAGAAGGGGGCGTAGCATGGAACTGACGATTAGCACGAACGCCGCCGAAGTCGCCGCCGAACTGGAGCGGCGAGGGCTGCGCATTCTCGATGTGCTGGAAGGGTCGCTCGACCGTGGCGGGTTCCGCATCGAGGCGGCGATGAAGGTTTATCCGCCGCCGCCATCCGGTAGCAGCTATCGGCGCACTGGCACGCTTGGCAGGCGCTGGACAACCAAGCCGATCCGCAAGGCCGATGAGGTTGGGCGTGAGGTCGGCAACAATACGATCTATGCGCCGCGCGTGCAAAGCGACGAACTGCAAGCGAGCGTGCATCGAGGGCGCTGGCAGACTGACGCCCAGGTGCTGCAACAGGAGTCGCCGCGCCTGTTGCGGGATGTCGAGGAAGTGCTTGAACAGTTGATGGAGTGGTGATGCGGACAGCGGACACGATGCGAATCGAGAGCGACGATACCGAGCCGGGCGCGGTGGTGCAGCCGCCGGTGCGCGTGGCGCGCTTTGTGCAGCGCGTGTCGCGGCTGCGACCGGGCAAGTACGTTTTGACCCTGACGCTGACCGAAGATGGAGCGTTCTGGACAATTCAGGAAATGGGGAGAGTTGAGGGGTGAATATCGAAAAACTGTTGACACGCACAGAACGATTGTGCTACGATGGATGTGCGTGGCCTGCGTGCCGGATTTCCGGCTTTCGGGGGACGTGGGTCACGCTTAACTTGCTACATTTTTAGATGGCGACACCTGCCATAGGCTAACGCAAGTGGTGTGACGGCGGGAGAGACCGCTAATTTACAGAGAAGGGGCGTCTTCTCTTAGGTTAGGTCGCGTGAGACTCCCTTTGGGGAGCAGCGACCGCTTGAGCCTAGAATCCCACGCGCTTTAGCCGTGGGAGTACGTCAACAACCGAATAGCAGCGGGCGAGGCTGATAGATGGCCTCGCCGTAGACGCTCAGAATTGCACAGAAGACTGCGAGGACGGCGTCGGTAGTTTCATCGAAAGATGACGCTACCGGCGCCGTCCTTTTTTTGTTTCCGGGATTTGCCATGAACGAACGACTGACAACCCACGCCGCACACATGATCGCCAACCGTGCAGAGCAACGTACGCTCGACGGGCGCACCTACCTGGTTGCGCCGATTGTGGCGTTGGTGGCGGGCGTGATCAACGGCGAGCTCGTGACGGTCGAAGAACTGTCGGCGTTCGCCGAGGCGTGGAATGGGCGCCCAACGCCGCTGCGTCACCCGCAAGACAGCGACGGTAGATACATCAGCGCCAACTCGCCTGACGTGATCGAGTCATCTGTCATCGGGCAAGTTTTCGGGATGCGCGTCGAGGGCGACCGGCTGCTCGGCGAGATGTGGCTGGATGTCGAAAAGTGCAACCGGCTTGGCGGCGACGCATTGCACGCGCTCAACCGGTTGCAGCGGGGCGAGGTGCTAGAAGTTTCGACCGGTTATTTCTGCTCGGTGGAGCCGGTCAGCGGCGTGTTCAACGGCAAGGCGTACACGGCGATTCAGCGCGATCTGCGCCCGGATCACGTGGCGATTCTGCCAGATGAGGTGGGAGCGTGTTCTATCGCCGACGGATGCGGCGTGGGGCGTTTCAATCAGATAAATGGCGAGGAGGCGGTCAATTGTGACTGCGACAAGCTCAAGGAGGCAACAGTGAGCGAAGGCAAAGAGGAAAAGGTTGTGCGCGCCAACGAGGAGATCGACGCCGTTGCGCCGGTCGAAGCGGCTGCGGGCGCGACGCAAGCAGAGACGCCGGTCAGCATCGAGCTTCCGGCGGAGTTGTCCGAACTGGCGACGGCGCTGCGTGAGTTCGGCGGGGTAAGTGCGCTGATGGAGGCGGTCAAGGGCATCAAGGCCAACAGCGACCGTCAGCGTGCGCAGATTGTCGGGCGGTTGGCAGCCAATAGCCGGTGCGCTTTCGAGCGCGCTGACCTGGAGGCGATGACGCTCGACCAGTTGGCGAAACTGGAAGCCAGCATCACGCCGACGGCGAACTACGCCGGGCGCGGCGGCGCGACACTGGCGACGAACGTTGGCGACGAACTGCGTGTGGCGAAACCGCCCAAGCGCGCGCAGGCGGCACAGCAGGCAGTGGCATAGGAGGGAAGAATCATGGCAAGCAGCACACCTCATGTGATTTTGCTTCAGGTCAATGGCTTGGAGCGTCCGGTTTTTGAGAAGCAGGCGGGCAACGGCAACGTCAAGCCGGGACACCTGCTGGCGTTTTCCGGCGGCAAGGTGATCCCCAACGCCACCGCCAAAATCAGCACGGCGCGCGCGGTCGCCATCGAGCATGGGTTCCGCAACACCAGCGGCGCAACGCTCAACATCGAAACCGCCTACGCTAACGATGACACCGTGCCGTTCATCTATCCGCAGTCTGGCGATCTTGTCTACATGGTTCTGGCAAGCGGGCAGAACGTGACCGCGGCAGGTACACGGCTGGAGGCGGCCACGGGCGGAGAGGTGCAGGCGTTCACCGACGGCGCCGTGATTGGCGTCGCTGAGGAACCGGCCAACGCAACAAGCGCAGCCGTTCGCATCAAAGTGCGGATCGCTTAAGGAGAAACAGACAATGAGTGACATTCAGATTGTCAGCGCACACACCGACGGAGCGAAGGCGTTGCGCGGCAGCTTCAACTTTCGTGATGAGGACATCCGCATCAACAAGCGTGGTCAGTTCCTGCGCGTCAATGACGAGCGTGAGATCGTCGTCAACTCGCTGCTCACTGAAAACGAGTGGATCGAGTTGGAAGATGCGGTGCTGACCGCCGCTCGCTATCCGCTCAAGGTGGTCGAGGACTTCCGCCGGCGCGGGCTGGTCTCGCGGCTTGGCGGCGTCGGCAGCCTCGAAGCTCGCTGGTACGTGTCCTCGGACATCACCCCGGCGGCGGTGAGCATGACCGGGCGTGGCCGCTCTGAGCGTGACCTGCCGGAAGTGCGCCCCGCCAGCGTGCCCGTCCCGGTCATCTTCAAGGAGTTCAGCATCGACTGGCGCACGCTCGAAGCCTCGCGGCGCATGGGCGACGGGCTGGACATGACCACACTAACCGAGGCCGTGCGCGTGGTCGCCGAGGGCTATGAGAACATCGTCGTCAACGGTTCGATGGCAGTCACGCTCAATGGCACGCCGATTCGTGGCCTGCGCACGCACCCGAACCGGGCAACCGATACGGCGGGCAATTACGGCGGCGGCGACTGGGGCGCGATCGCCAACATCGTTCCGACGATTGCGGGCATGGTCAACGCTGCCAACAGCCAGCATAACTACGGGCCGTTTCACGTCTATGTCAGCCAGACGCAGTACAACGAGGCGGCGCTTTCGTTCTACACGGACGGTAGCGGCGCGACGGCGCTTGATCGCATTCTCGGTCTGAGCATGATCGAAGGCGTCTCGGCGTTGCCGGCAGCCGTTCTGCCCGACACCGAAATCTTGCTGCTTCAGATGACCAGCGAGTACATGGAGTTGGCTGAGGCGATGTCGATCCAGGTGCGTGAGTGGACTTCCGGCGACGGCCTGGAAAGTATGTTCAAGGTCATGGCAATCGGCACGCCGAAGATCAAGGCGCGCTTTGGCAACCAGACGGGCATTGTCCACGCCACCGGCGCGTAGAGCGAAGGGGGAACCATGCAGAAGCGAATGATGAGCGGGGCGGCGACGGCGACCGGTGCGGTGACGCCGACGGTAAAGGCGACGCTGCGATGAGCGAAAAGACTGTTCTGTTGCGCGTGCGCCCCGGCATGACGTTCGGAGCGACCGGGCAATATGCGCCCGGCGATCTGGTCGAATTGCCGGCGGGTGTCCTGGTGGCGTTTGGCGACAAGCTTGAGTTAGTCGAGCCTGTCGCCGAAACGCCGCCGGAAGCGGAGCCGGAGCCGGCGCCGAAGCGACGCAAAGAAAACAAGGCGGTTGCGGCAACGTAGTC